CATGTATTAAGCGGACATCAATAAATCAATAAATCAATTAACCATAAGTTATAGTTGTGGGTTTGTCCTCCCACAAGGATCGGAATGCACCCTCATCTTCGATGACAGTAGCTATGGCCCTAACGGCCGGTTCTACGTCTCGCGCACGCACATCGTAGCGTGCCGCCACTAAAGGCGGCAAGGCCGCTACGTTCATCTCGTTCAAGTAGGCCGCACAGGCGTCTCTGGCAGAGACCCAACGATCGTGCCATTTTGGCTCGTCGGCAGCAACGGACATGGACCAACGCGCCGCCCGCTTCACGGGATCTGGCAGAAAGCGCACATACGCATTTTCATCATCCACCAACAAGAAATTAGAAGCGAAATAAGGTTGGTCAGTAACGAACGTCTTAGAACCCAAATTAAACACCTCCGCGAGTACCTTAACAGCGTTCCGATCACCACTGACCGACGACGCACATACCAAAGAATCGTCACCCATGAATACCGCCCAGATCACCTTCGTACCACGATACGCATACGTCACACTCAGCACGTTAAGAATACCATTACCGAAAGCTGTTGTCGCGTCGCCGGACTTACGCTGATAATCAACGTGCAGTGACAACCCCAGCGCAACGGAACGTATCCGAGATGTCCTGTGCCCGCTAAGCCAGTGCTCAAGAAATGCCTCATTCATACCCAACTCATAGAACACGAAGGACTCCAGCATATATACGAACCTGCCCTGAGACTTGTCATACTTAGAAAAATCATTTTCAAGGTACTTGCAGACGTGACCAAAAGGATGCACATTCTGAATCATACGTTCCACCTCAGCCATATCTTTCATCAACACCAGCTTATAGTTGGGCTTTAACAGCGATAGAAATCGCCGTACGAGGACACGGAAAATGGAACTGTACAGAGCATTAAGCTCCGTCTTATGGTACACAATGACTTGTGGCTCAATCCTCTGAAAGATCGGCTTACGCGTAAGATCCGGCTTAACATCCGCCTTCAACATCATCATGTACTCACCGACGTCCATCTCATCCAGTGCTTCACCCGACGCTTCCAAAGCCTGCACCGCACGCTTCAACTTAGCAGGGTTAGCCTGAGCCGCCCAACCGCGCAACCCCTCTTCAGTCAACGCCACCGGGTCCGCTTGGTACTGAGCCAGCCTCTCCCGGGCGTCTGGAACACACGCCTCAGCCAGAAAGACTTCCCACACATCCCTAACTGCCGCATCTTCATCCTGAGCTATG